CACTAAACCAGCTGTGTCAATACCGTCAGCTGCAGCAAACCTCCGCACTAGCTCTGTCGGGTTGATGTATGAGGCAAACTGCTCGGGCCCTAATGCAGCAGCAATCGTCTGCAGGAAGTTAGTCAGACGTGCTTTGTCATTGCCGCGGCCGATTGCCTCAAGGCCAGTAGTCACCACTGGTTGAATCAACCCATCAGGCAGGGGCGGGAACTCACCGTCCTTCTCCATCAGGTACATCAACCTGCGGACCAGGGGCATCTGCAGCTCAGCAGACAGGATGCTGTACACGCCACCCAGTCCTTCCTCAAGCTGCTCTGCCATCACGCGGATCTCTTCCGCAGTGACACGCTCAGCATTTCGCCGGATCGCATCGTTCTGCAGGAACGTGAACTGCACCCGCTTCTCCAGCAGCTGCATTGTCTGCAGTGCAGTAGCGAAGTCGTTCTGCTTCTGTACCTGCAGGAACTCAACGTCAGCTGCATTGCCAGCAACGATGGCTCCGTTCTTCGCACGAGCCAGCACGTCAGCACGGGTCACGCCGTTGGGGTTGACCAGTCCAATCGCCTTGGCGCTGATCAGGCTGCCCTCGACGATCGCTTGCGCCAACGACTCGAGCGACTGCAGGTCACCCAGGCATTCCTCAACCAGGCTCCGGCCGTAGCTCTCACCTGCAATCGAGTGCAGGCGCAGGCACAACCAGGGGTTGTTGTTCAGTCGGCTGAAGCCAGCACTGCCAGGCAGCTGCTTGCCCTCAACTTCCTGGAACCACTCAACCCGATCCTTCTCAGGGTCAATGGCGACATGGGTGTACACATCGCGCATCTCCTCGCGGCTGCCCCGCTCGCTGTTGACCTTGCCCTCGATCTCCTTGCGGACATACGAAGGCAGGTACTTGCAGGAGACCTGCTCCTTCACCACGATCTCGTTGACGTTCCCCTCGGGATCGCGGTCAACGCAGAAGCTGCGAAGGCTGTACATCTTGATCCGATCGGGACCGATGTACAGCAGGGCATTGCCCGCAACGATCAGGTGTTTGATTGCCTCGAAGATTGCAGGCCGTGCCTGCACCCTGTCCAGCTTGGCGAGGATCTGACGCTCCATCTTGGAGAGCACTTGATCCAGCTGGGTCAGGATGTTTTCCTCTTGGCCACCCTGCTGCTCTGCGTAATCACGGACGCGAGCAGCATCCATGGTCAACCGGAAGAACGGGACCGATGGTGGATAGAGAGACAGCAGCAGCTTGGCGCTGATGTTGTTGACGCCATTGGCTCCGGCCCCTTGGTACAGGGATGGGAGTGCGTTGTATGCCTCCCCCGCCCAGCCGTTGTACTGATCTGATTCAGGGACAAGCGACGGCACCGTGAGCTTGCTGCAGTCGATTGCTCGACGCAGATAGATCGTGCGGTACAGCTCGAGGTTGCCCCAACGTGACTGAGCGGTTTCTTTCATCAGGCGATTTGCAGACCAGCGAGGGGCATGGCTGCGTTACCGGCCATGGGGCGGTTGACAATCGCCAGCTGCGAGAGCTCGTTGTCTTTGGCTTTGCGTACTGCTGCAGCCGGGGCGGTGTCTGCCATGGCTGGAGCCAGTGCTGACTGCTGTGCCTCGGGCACGTAGGCATTGCCCAGGTTGGTAGCGATCCGCTTTTGCTCGTCGTATGCGGCCTGGGATGCAGCCAGTTGCGTCTCGAAACCAGTGCGCTGCTGGACCATCAGGTCATTGAGGCTGGCGATCTGGGCCTCCGATGCTTCGCGGGTAGCGGTTAGCTGCCCGTCATAGAAGGCTTGCTGATCAGCAATGGCCTGCTTGTTCTGGATCGTCATCTCCTGGAGTTGAGCCATCAGAACTTGGTTCTGCTGCTCAAAGCGGGCCTCGCGTTCGCGGGCCTGGCGCATCTGGTCTTCGAGTGCTTGCTGCGCTCGAGCCTGTGAGTTGTTGAAGTTGTTGATCTCGTTCTGTCGCCGCATCTCCTCTTGAGCGCGGTGATGAGCTCGCTTCGCTGCACCAAACATCAGTCCAGGCTCCTTAGAAAACGAATGACAGATCTCTGTCCTGAAGCGTACCGAATCTGATCAATAGAGTCAGTTAGCTCAGGTGTCTTCTCAGGAAACATGAGCTCCAATGCTTCAAGCAATTCATCACTCATGCGTTGTTTGATCACACGCTTGAGGGTTGTCGGGTCGGAGGCGTCCATGGTTTCACTGCAAAGTTGTTGAAGTCGTACTCCCCGTAGCGGAGCACCCTCACAAGTCGCGCCTGTGTGAGCGCGTATTCGTGGGCTTGTGCGTAGTCCATTTCCCCTTTCTTTTCATAAGTCCGAACAACTGCTTCCCAACATCCCACCGGGTCCTTGATGTCGAAGTCCTTGACGAGTCGCGGGGCTGTGGTCGCACCCACTCCTTTACAGCCAGGTATTCCGTCCGTGGAATCGCCCGATAAATACTGCTGGTAGGTGAAACGTTCGGCGTCCTCATCGGTTACGTGCCAGGGTTCTTTGTCCAGCCAGACATGCCAGCCGGGTACTTGATCGAGATCCTTGTCTCCCGAAGCAACGATGGTTTGACATGCGTTGCCAGGGATCCGAGCAAAGATGGACAGCAGATCGTCGGCTTCGATCTCGTTGAAGCAGAACGAGTTGGGTAGCTGCATCAGCTGAGTGCGGGCAGCGCCGAAGCCAATGGGCTTGGGCTTGTCCTTGCGGGCAGCCTTGTAGCCCGGGAAGATCCGCCGCCGCCATGCGCTCTTGTGCGTGAAGCAGTGAGCAACCTTGTCAGGGTTGATGTTCAGCTCCTCGCACCACTGGTGAACGTTGTCCCAGTAGAAGGTCATCGCTGACGGGATGTCCGAGTGACGGGTCCACACGAAGTCATCCAGCTCAACCTCGACCTCACTCCTGGCCATTGCTCGGAACAGGAGCATGTCTGCATCGAGCACCATCGTGCGCTCGTCACCGCTGGTCATCTCCAGCAGCGCCTGGTATTTGTTGTCGGTCAAGCTCCGCGCTCCGCGTAGGGTTCTAGGTAGGACCAGACGGTTGAGTCGCCTGGTACTTCGTTGTCAACGAAGAACTCAATCAGTTCCTCAAGCTTGTAGAAGAGACGGGTCTCTCCTCGGCAGTACCCCATGAAGAGGGTGTCCGCATCGGGGCGTTCGATGACCTCGGCATAGATGCAGTCTTCAGTCATTGGGTACTCCTCGCAGTCGATTAGCAGCAGCGAGATAAGTGAGTGCCACAGACTGATGGCTATACGCTTCAGGCTCCTTGGCCCACTTCTCAAGTTCACTTGCAACTGCCTCGATAACTCGTCTCCAACGTTGTGGTGAATCATGGCGATGCTCGGCTCTGTACCAATAGGAATGAATCATCTGCTCGATGAGATCTGCATCTGCATCGGGTGCTGGCTTTAGAAGACTCATACAACAGAAGGTGGTTGAACTGGGGGAACAATCGGAGCGTTCAGTTCATGGAACCGACAGCTCGATAGGTAGTGCAACCGACTCATCAATCCGAGCTCGCCTTTGACACGGTTCTTCTTCAACCAGCAGTTGGTCGTGTTGGCTTCTACCTTGTCCTCCGCTCTCGGGTTGCGCTGGAGCATGACCACAAAGTCTGGGATTTGAGCCAGAGAGTGCGAGCCGCGTAGCTCAGATAGCGTGGGTTCCCCGCCTTCTTCATGCGAAGGACCAAAGCTTCCCGATCTCGAAAGGTGGCAGACGACGAGCATCGTGAAGTTGAGCTCGACGCAGAGCGTCTTGAGATCTTTGATGCAACGGTCAATAGCCCGGCGCTGGTCAGAAGCAAGGTCAATACCATCAGCCAACAATGAGAAGTGATCAAGCACAATCACCTTGCATTCCTCAGCCAGCACGTAATGCTTGACGTTGGCTACGAAGGTGTCGAAGTCGTCGCTGCCGAACTTGTCCAGCAGAAATAAGTTCCCGCTGAAGCGAGCCATTGCTGCCTTGATCTCGTCCTGATCTCGGCGGGCTCGCATCTCCGGCGTATCCAGGTGGAAGCCAGGGCTGTACCCCAGCTCCTCACTCAGCATTCGCTCGAGGCTCGTGGCACAGCTCTCCTCAAGCCCGATGTATGCAACCTTGTGTCCCTCCTTGCACAGGTGCAGCGCCACGCTGCGGGTGAACAGCGACTTACC